GCCACCGTCGTAGATGATCTCGATCACAGGCGGCGCCGGATGGATGACAGGCGGAGCCGCGCCACCATCCAGGACGTAGTCGATCACTGGATCTGGTGTCACCTTCACCAGCGGCACCCGGCAGAAGGCGCCATCGTCGAACCGCTGTGGTTGCATCTCGACCTTGTAGCTCACGCCATCGACAGACACCAGGTCGCCATAGCCCAAGCTGCCGAACTGATCTGTCCTCACAGTCAGCAGGTAGTCAATCATGGTGGCTTCGCCACCCAGGACCACCTCGCTGTTCTGGTCAAGGATCCCAGCCCCCGACACAACTCCGGATGTCACAGGGACACCGAAGCCGTCGAGGTCTAGAAAGATGCTGAGATCCTCGGTGAAGGCCATCAGACCTCGTACTGCTTGGTTCCGTAGCCGAAGCAGGTCACAGCGCTCGAGGCGTCACCAGTCTCAGCCGTGCAGCTGAGGCGGATGTAACGCTTGAGCTCGGAGGCGTTGAAGGTCTTCACCTCCTTGTAGGCAGCATTGCCGACTGCGGTGAAGGTGCCACCTGTGACTGCTGTGTAATCAGCGCTGAGGCTGTCGCTCTCCTCCAGGCGGAAGGTCAGAGTGGCGCCAGAGCCGGCGGCAGTGCCGGCCAGGATCACCTGAAACTCTCCGTCATAGTCGCGGATGTCGACGCCGGTCTGGTTGCCGGTGCCGCTGATGGTCGTGGTGGCCAGGAGGGTGAAGTGCTGGAGCTTGTCCAGCGTGTACTGAGTGAGTGCCATGGGTCAGCCCTTGCGGGTGCGGGGTTTGCGGGGGGCCTGCGGCGCAGGCAGCGGCTCTGCTTCAGAGGGAGGATCCAGCACCAGCTCAGCCTTGCCCATGCTGAGCAGAATGCGAGCATCCATGGCTGAGGGCTCGATGACATCACCGGGCCGGACGGGCCGGCCGGCGATGCTGGTCTGGCGCAGGATCTTGATCCTCATGATCAGAGGGTGTTGTTGCCGCGGCAGAACGCCTCGGGATAACGCACTGCGATGTCGCAGGACTGATGGACCACAACGCGAACGTTGCCGGCCTTGTCCTCTGAATACGGGTTTACCTGCAGATCCAGCGCACCCCAGAGACCCAGGATGAGCTGATTCCACACACCCAGGAACACATCGCCCGACTCCACCTGATTGGAGCGCACGACGCTGTAGCTATTCACGGTGCCACCCGGCTCAAGCACGAACTGAGCCGTACCGGTCGCCTTCTCTGTGGTCTTGAAGCCGCCGTAGATGGTGGCATTCGTGACGTAGCCGAATGCGCCGATGTCGGCATCATCCGCCGCGATCTTGGTCTCCATGCTCACCAGCTCGGCGTAGGTCGGCTGGGCGGCGCCGAAGTCCTCGGTGTTGATGCCAGTCACGAACTTCAGGCCGAGCGGCTGATTGCTGGTGCCGCTGCCGTAGAGCATGGCGCGGGCCTGCTCCAGGGCCATCACGGTGGCGAGCTCGTTGCGCACCATCGTCTCCACGTCGATGGAGGATTGCAGCATCAGCAGGCGGCTGAAGCGGGTCCAGGCGCTCAGGGTCTTGGCGGTCATGTTGACCTGACCCACGGTCGGATCCGACTCGGTGGCCTCGCCCTGCTCACCAACCCAGTAGGCCTGCGCAGCGCCGGTCTGCTTGGGGATCGCCACCGGGCCCGTGAGGCCAGAGAGGACGGTCACGCCCAGGCTGGTGAGGACGTTGCGCTTGCGCAGCAGCTCGATGAAGCTGCCGGGGCGGGCATCGGTGAAGATCAGATCGCCAGCGCTGGCAGAGCTGCCGGCGGTCAGGGCACGGCTCAGCACGTCGTTCGGAACAACGAGACCCTTCGGCGCCATGCCCATGCGCTGGGCAGTGGCAGCGCTCACCTCGCGCTCAAACGCAGCGGCCTCGACGTACTGGCGCTCATTGGGGAACAGCTGAGCACGCAGGGCGCGCAGGAAGCTGAACTCCTGCACCTCACGCTCAGACAGGCCGATGTCAGCACTGCGCGCGATCGGCTGCGAAACAACGGCCGGGGTAGCGGGCTGCTTGGTGGCACGGGTCTTGATGGCAGCCAGCACGTCCTTCATGGCGTCGGCTTCGCTGGCGCCGCGCTCGATCAGGCCCTGGGCCAGATCGTCAGCGCCGTGCTCACGGCAGAGGCCGGTGATGCTGGCAACGCGGGAGCGCTCATCGGCCGCAGCCTGCGCCCGCACCGCCTCGAGATCGATAGTCGGTTCCATGGGGTTGGGGTCGGGAGTGGACGCGGCCGGGGCCGCGGGGAGTTGTGCGGCTCGGCCGAGGCCGACGCCGGCGTCCGCTGGAATTGAGACCAGGCTGATCTCCAGCGGCTGCCAGGAGGTGGCGAGGATGACCTCCTGATCGGCCACACGCAGCGGCGCTGCGTCGAGGATCTGGTAGCCGACGCTCACGTTTCGGAGGATCCCATCGCGAACATCGGCCAGCTTCTCCTCAGCGAAGGCGCTGCGGCTGAAGCGAACGCGGGCCATGCCGCGCCGCTTCTCGCCATCGATCCAGCCGCGCTCAACAACGCCGATCACCTGATCCGGATTGTGGTTCCAGAGCAGGGGGGCGCCGTCGTTGAGGCGGCCGAGGTCGATGGATCCGGCCTCGTGGCTGAGCACCTCGCGGCCGAACCACCGCTCAACCGGTGATTCGCTGGAGAAGCTGAACTCAAACGAGCGCAGATCCTCCTCAGGCTCATCAGCCTGAGCCGCACGGGCCAGCACCTCCTGGTAGTCCAGGGGCGCCAGCCTGCGCAGGGACTGACTGTTGAGCTCGCGAAGATCCACCGGAGCCGTATTAGCTGACAGGTTCAGCGTAGAGACAGCGCTGCGCTCATCCTCTGCAGCCTTGATCGTCTCGGCCTTGCTGCTGCTCCAGGTCTGCCCTGGGTCACCACCCCAGGCCGCCCAGGCAACCCGGCCCGGCGAGGGATAGCCGTCTTCATCGGGGCTGAAGCCCTCGCCCTGCTTGTCCACCTCATGCCGCGCGAACCAGGCCGCCATGGTGATGACGGTGTCTGGGCTGAGCTCATCGCCGGAAAGAATCTGGCTGGCGCGAGTGGCGGCGACATCGGTGCCGCCTTGGCGGCCTTCCTCTCTCCAGGCGCGGTAGCGCTCGGCCTCGGCGCGCATGCCCTCGGTCGGCTCGAGGTTGATCTCGGTGCCGTTGATGTTGGCCATCAGGCAGCCTCCTCCTGGTCGTCGTCGCTGGTGTCGTCGTCGGTTTCGGGCTCGTCAGGGTCCTCGATCTCGTCGCCCTGGGGCTGAGCATCAATGAGCCCCGGTTGCTCAGATCCAGCCGGCCGCGCCTGCGTCACGCCAGCTCCAGAGACCTGCGCAGGATTGGTGTCGAACTGCAGCCCCAGCTGCTCCGCCCGATCCACCTCCGCGGCGCGGGCCACCAACAGATCCTCCAGATCGCCACCACCTTCGGCGACCACCTGCGCCTGAGTCTTGAAGCCAGCCCGTACCGCCTTGCTGTAGGCCTCCACTTCCTTGGTCGGATCCACCCAGGCCCAGCCGCGCGGGAACCAGCGCACTGCCTCGAACTGCTCGGGCGCCACCTCGTAGCCCGGTAGGTTCAGCTCGCCGGCGCCGACCGCGTCTGCCAGCCAGCGCTCGAACACCGGCTGCAGGAAGTGCTCGATCAGCCAATCCTGCAGGGTGCGCCATTCCTCGCGCTCCTCCAGCAGGGCCAGGCGGCTGCTGCTGTAGTTGGTCTGGCTGAAGTCCCGGCTGATGCTCTCGTAGCTGCAGCCGATCGCAGCGGAGACGGCACGCAGCATCGCCCGCAAGAACGGCTCGAACTGATTACCCGGGCTGTTGAGCTGCGGGATCTCGACGCTCTCGCCCGGCGCCAGGTACTTGAAGACGCCCGGCTCGAAGTTGCTCACCCGGTCCGCGTCGTAGACCTCATCGCCCTGCAGCTCACCCTCGGGCGACTGGATGAAGCCCATCAGACTGGAGGTGGCGCGGGCCCGGACCACCTCGGCCTCCTCGTAGCCGGCGAGGTGATGCAGGCGCTTGATGGCGCTGGCCAGCCAAGGGGTTCCCCTGGTCTGCCCGGGGCGTTCGCTGACAAACAGATGGATAATCTGATCGGCCTGCACCTCAGTCACCGCATAGCCGACCGATCCCGATACATCGCCAGGATGCCTGGTGCGGAACTGATAGGCGATCGGACGCCCCCAGCGGTTCAGCTTGACGCCCATGCGCCACTCGTTGCCGTCCTTGTCCGGGCCGCTGGTCTTGCCCTCGTCGCAGTAATCCGCCTCGATGATCTCCAGCCCCAGTGGAACTCGGCTGCGGCCGAACGCTTCAGGCACGATGCGGATGAACACCTCCCCTGATTCAGCGACGCTGCGGATTGCCAGGCGCAGCATCTCCGGCATGCTCAGCTTGCCGGCGACATGGCAACGATCGGCATGACACCA